CTGCATAGGCTGCTGCTATACTGCAATTCGTCAACCTCCGGGCTTTCCAGTCGTACTCCACATTCAGAGTCGGAGCTTTCGACGCGCTCGCGCGCCAATCGCTCGCATACTCCGGATTGGTCTTCCTCAAAGATTCTTCGTCCGTCGCCGCGTAGAACGCGGTGTAGGCTGAAGGCTCGATGGGGATTTCCAGCACCGTAACCACGGTGTTTAGAGTAGACTGAGAGTGCCCATTTGTTGAGGCATGCGAGGTCGTTTCCATCTATTTCATCCTTCTTTTTAGTAGGTTGGAATATGGTACGCTTTTGTCCCCAACAATGCAGGGACTGGCTATACGTCAGCCCTGTATTGAACATGAGACTATAGTGTGCCAACCCGTTCGTAACATAATTTGAACGGGGGATAGTACGCCTCGTGACTCGAGAGAGCATATCCCTAATGACCTGGGCCACATGCCAATCTCCTCTTAAATAAAAGAGATCGGCTGTAGCATTCCAAGACAAAAGGTGTTCTGCTCCCCAGTGTCGTGACGAGTCGGGCAGCTCCATTCTGGCGTAGACGGGATTAACCGGCACGCCATTATAGAAGTCTGCACCGCAAGACTCTCGAAAGTTTCCACTTTTGAAAGACTTGTTTACATTGACCTTGAGAGCATAGCTCTCTAGGTACGTCACGACAACGTCCGCGTAATCTACGGGTACGACAATGTCATCCCCATAGATATCGATCTGTCTGCTATACTCGCGGACTGATCGAGAACTAGGACGCCTTCCATCGAGTTGATGCATGGCACTTTGAATAAGGGTGTAAAACACCATAGCCTCCACGGGGAAGCATAGCGCTGACCCCATGGATGCATACTTATTCAAGACTATGTTTCTTCCAGATGGAAGAGTAGCGTGCAACGACCGAGCGTCCTCGAGGTACTCGAGGATTCCTGAGGTCTTGAAGATACGCTGAACAAGTGCGAGATGCACTCGATCCGACGCATCTTTCAGGTCGAGAGTCGCTAGACTCTTGTCGATGCTGCTACTGTAAGCGAGTTGCTGATTAACATCCTGCCGCGCAAAGCGGATAGAATGTTTAGTCAGGCTATGAGTCTCCAATTGCGTATATAAATAGTCCTTGAGGGACTGTTGCATATACTGCATATGCGAAGGCTCTATAGCAATAACTCGTGGCGCCGTCGCCGTCTTTGGAACAAACACAACTCTTACAGGGAGTTCATCCCTGATAGAGAGGTAGTCGATTCCTTGGGCAGCGACTGTACCTTCTCCTGTACCGCTGGCTTCTCCTGCGTACCCGTAATTGGGGAAGCAGTGTAAGTCAGAGGGGAAGGTAAGCTCCGATCTATGGTTCCACTTACTGATACGATGCCTCTCGTTAGGGAGACGACGATCAGCAGTGACACCAGGCCCGTGATGGCAAACAAGGTCAAGGTAATCAATCTCAGGAAATACCTGAGACCAAATGATTCCTGCGATCCTGTCAAGGAAATTATCCTTCCTCATTACTTGAGGTGTCATACGGCGGAGTTCGCTTTCGACTGCCAGAAAGTGTTCCTCAGCCTTGCGCTCACGCTTGGGGCTGCAGCTCATCTTGAGCTTCTTAAAGAAGCGAGAGATTTGCCTAATGCATTCTATTGCATAAGGACACGGATCTGGTAGAAGCCTACCACTCCTGTCGAATACACGTTTGAAGAAACCTCCCATAAAACGGGGGAGACTTCCATGCCGAGCAAAGCTCGTAGGGCATGTGAACGTCCCAGCCTCCAACCCTCTTTCGAGGGCATCGGATAACTGGGGAAGGGTAATCGATGAAAACGAGAACCCTTCAGTTCGATAACGACGCTCCACACAGGAGACGTCGCGTTCTACGGACAAGTCTAGGTCCAAACTGGCTTGAACCAGTATGGCCTTGACGAGCATGGTCGGTCTTTTCACTGTAACCTCCTTTATAAGAGGACACAGGACCGTCTAGGCTAACTCCAGTTGTGGAAGCTATCTCAGCGAGGCGCCAGTAATGACGCCAAGCAGGAAGGTCCCAACCAGAGTGGCTAATAAATTAGCCACAATGGATTAAAACTCTCCGCCGAGAACCTTGTTGTAATTGGTTGAAGTCAACCAAGCCTTCAAGGCATCGATGAGATAACCGATCTCAGCGTCCGAAAAGCCAGCGCGCGGCTCGTCCATGACGAGATACACGCTGACTCCCAATTCCTTATTAACACCGGAAATGGGATCTGCCGCAACTTTCTTCTGCGACAGACGGACTTCACGACGAAAGCGAGACGCGGTTGCGTTCTGCTTGACAGTCATGGAGGTATTGCCATCAGCCGAGGTGTAGACATTTGCCGTCGTCCCATTCTGGGTCTTCGGCAGAGAGGTCGCAACCGCGTTGATGGTTACCGACTGAGGATCACTTAGCACTAGAAGCTCCTATAGTTAGTTAGCGATTATTATTATTGGATGATCAGCTATCTAATTCGGGACAGGCCTAGTGCCCCAAGTATCGACAACTGCATACCACTGAGCGATTGCTCATTGGTATTAAATCCAAATGGATCACCCTTTAACCTCGTAAAGTATCTAGACGAGTTAAAGGAGGTACCTGTTGCAGGAACTTCTTCTCCTGTTCTACGCTGGTAAGAGATATTTACGGTACGAGACCGTACATTCTTTACTTCGCGCATTACATAGAAGTAGTCTGCTGCTAGTCGATCAGCAACGCCGGCATCGAGGTTATCGATGACATCTCCGACGTTACTGAACCAGTCGACTAGCCAGGACCAAGGTATCGCATTGTATATGACGCTGGGTGTTAAGTCCAGGCCATACAGGCCGGCAAGTAGCCGACGTTTATATACGATATCTTGGGGCCCCGGTGGAAGCCAATAACGGAAGCGGGCTGACGCCCACACCTTATCGGTCAACACCGTTGTCTGTCTGTATCGAGGTGGTTTACCAGGATAGAAGTAACCCATGGGATATGTGTAACCCCATGGTTCTCCGTCCTCAACCACCGGATCAGAAGACATGTCAGACAAGATGACTTTACGTCTGACAGGCTTACCATTATCACGCAAGAGCTGGTTAAGATGCTTTTGGATCTTCTGCTGATCTAGCAAAAGTTTCCTAAGATCTCCCAGGAACGGCTTCCATCCAAACTGAG